CCGCCTCAGAACTGCGCCCGCTCACTGATAAGATCAAAGAGTTACAGGCTGAACTAGCGGCTTGGATATCAGATGGTGCATTGGCTTGCACTGTGTGCGAGATCTCCCCTCACGGTATGGAGCAGCAAGTCGCGATTAAAGGTCAGGCAATGCCTATTTACGAAGTCGGCTGCCTTGTGTGTCCTGATCGGCGTGCACAGGGATTCACTCCAGAGGGCGCAGTTAAAGCATGGAATGAAGAGAAGTTCCTGCCGCCAAAGAAAGAGGTCGCGTGATGGATAGCTCCAAACTTTATGACGCCATTTTTATCTCATTATTCCTACTTGGTGCGGGGGTTTGTTTGAAGGTGATTTACGGCGGCGTAAAGCTCTACTACAAACCAGAAGATTCGCGTAGGTAAAGAAAAATGATTTCAACTCCCTTTTTAGTCTGTCTTATAGGTGCTTTGCTCTGGTTGATCTTCACTAAGTGGCAGAAGATCGCGGATGCCTGGGTAGCAGAGTTTGGTAAGTGCATGTTTGTAGTTGGTCTATTTTGGACTGTAGCGCCTTATGCTGGGAAGGTGGCGTGGTGAGGATAACGTGGGGCGGAACGCGAACAGTGCTGCTGACGAAGCGTTATGCTTTGAAGGTGCCTCGGTTTTATCCGTGGTCGTGGATACTGTTCAAACTAGGATTTCACTGTAATCGGCATGAGCGTAAGCACTCACAATCGGGTCATCCAAAACTCTGTCCTGTGCTGTTCGCGGATCGCTTCGGCTTACTGGTAGTCATGCCGCGATGCACGCCGATTGTGCCGATGGAGCCGTGGAAAGACACAGCGTCGCGGGCAATGTGTCCGGTTGAGTACGCATACTGGCAATCACAAGGGCTTCCGTTTGATAACTATCACTTCAACTTCGGACGGCTTAACGGGCACTTGGTAGCTCTTGACTACGGAACCGACTACCGGATGGAGTTGTGTTAAATGAGCACGGGCGAAGGGATATTGATAGCGATTGGCGTTAGTTTTCTAGTGGGTTTATCGCTGGGGCTGATACTGGCCTTGAAGTAAATGCGCACAATCCGTACATCTGAAGGCCGTGTTTACTTGCTGTGGTGCGAAGGCAGCACCTTGTTCAAGATAGGGTTTACACGCGGCGGCGTTGACGACCGTGCGCGCCAAATCCAAACATCATGCCCACTGCCTATTAGAATCCAAGGAGAGTTGGCGGGCTCCACAAGAGACGAGGATCTGCTACACAAGGAATGCCGCCCTTATCGTACCGTGGGAGAGTGGTTCAATCTTCCCGAAGCGGTTGTCTGGAAGCTGTTGGTATGGTTTGGAAGGGGAACAACTTGTCAAAGTTGACACCTATACGACGCCAAACGTTCCTTGATTACCTCCGAAATGGCTGGAGCATATCAGCAGCAGCGAAGGGGATCGGCGTTACCCGGCAGGCGCTTTACGCTGTAAAACTTTCAGATCCCGGCTTTGCGGAACAATGGGAAGACGCGTACGAATCAGGCACGGATCTATTTGAGGACGAGGTTAAGCGCCGCGCCCTTGAGGGAATCGACAAGCCAGTGTTCTACAAAGGTGAGATAGTCGGCCATATCAAAGAGTATTCAGATACTCTGATGGCCATCGTGCTTAAGGCGAGGCGTCCAGAGAAGTACCGCGAACGCTTTGACGTTGAGATTAAAGACGCTCGCAAGCGTGCTGAGATTGCCATTGAGCAGATGATGAGAAACGCTGGCGTGGGTCGCGCTGAAGCGATCGATCTACTTAAGCCACACATACCACAAATCTCTGAGTTGCTTCATTAGAAAATGAATGCAGGAAGCGGAACACATTGCCCGTCAAGTAGCCGCAGCGTTTCATGCGAGCACTATTCTCGATGAAACTGACGCCGGATTTGTAGATTCCCCCGAAGTTGAACCTCCTCACGCGCCTACTAACGACGCAGAGTTAAAGACATTTCTTGCCGACAGATTTGGAATTCGTATACCGGATACGCAAGTCTGCCCAAACCATTCAACACCATTCAGAGCCTTTGCGGATGCTTACTTCGCGCGTTATGGCGTGACCGTATGGAAAGCCTCACGAGGGCTCGGTGGCAAATCTTATCTGCTCGCGTTGCTTGGACACTTAGAGGCCAACGTGCTTGCGGCAGACGTGACAATTCTGGGCGGTTCAGGCGAACAGGCACTACGAGTCATCGAATACCTTCAAAAACTTTCTGGAGACGAAGAGAACACGCAAAGACGCACACTCTACAGTAGTGGCGGGCGTGTAACCGCACTAATGGCGTCTTCAAAGTCAGCTCGTGGACCCCATCCACAAAGAATGCGTCTTGATGAAGTTGACGAAATGGAATTAGTGATTCTCGATGCCGCAATGGGTCAGCCAATGGGTACTGAGAAGATCGCTAAGCAGACGGTGATGAGTTCGACGCACCACTATGCTGACGCGACGTTTACGGAAGTTCAAAGGCGCGCGGCAGAAAAGGGCTGGCCTGTTTATGAGTGGTGCTACAAAGAAACGAGCGCGGAGCCGGATGGATGGCTAACCACTGAAGAGATTGAATCGAAACGCGGCGAAGTTACGGATTCAATGTGGAAGGCGGAGTATGATCTCCAAGAGCCAAGCCCGGAAGATCGCGCAATCTTACCAGAGAAGGTTGATCTTTGTTTCGACAAGGAGTTAGGTGTATTTCCGGGCGACTTAGGGAAGACAGTCACGATAGAAGAACCGATCTCGGGCGCGACCTACGCGACCGGCTGCGATTGGGCAAAGAAAAAGAACTTTACAATCATCGACACGCTTAGGACCGATGTCCGCCCCATGAGAAGAGTTTGCTGGACGCGCACAGGCCGGCTGCCGTGGCCGATGATGGTTGCGAAGTTCGACACTCAAGTAACAAAGTACAAAGGGAATGCGTGTCATGATGCTACAGGCATTGGAGATGCGCCAGATGATTATAAGTCAGTAACTGCAGAGGGTGTCATACTGACCGGGCAGACACGAGGTGACGTATTCACTCAGTACATTGCTGCGATTGAGGGAGGGCATATCAAATCACCAAAGATCCGCTATTGCGAAGGTGAGCATAGATACTGCACGAATAACGATTTGAGCGGCTCAGGCCATCCTCCAGACAGTTTCGTTGCCGGCGCGCTCGCCTACAGGGCAAGCCAGCAAAAGAGCGGTAAACTTCTCACTTGGTAACTTGAATGATTAGGGAGACGAAATGAATCAGGCGGATAGCGTTATGAGGGACTTCCAACAAGAGATCGCGAATGAGATAGATCGTCAATATCTTGAGGAGTGCAATCTGTTTTGGCCGTCTGATTTGTTCTGGCCTTTAGTGGTCGTTGCACTCGTTTTGACGGTTGTTTGCCTAGGTGCTCGATAAGAATGATAGAAGATCTCAAATGGGCCTTAGGTGAGTTTGCGAGACTGGCGAACGGTTACAAGATTGCTCGCGATTATTACGACGGAGATCATCGTCTCGCATTTGCCACTGAGAAGTTCAAAAGCACGTTCGGTTCCCTGTTTGCGGCCTTCGCGGATAACCTCATGCCTGTAATAGTTGAGACTCCCCGAGACAGACTCAAGCTCGGTTCGTTTAGCCTGGAAAACGAATCCGCTAAAGAACAAGCTACAGAGATTTGGCGGCGCAATCGAATGAAGAAACGGGCGGGTGAAGTGCATCTCGACTCGTTTATTGAGGGCGATGCTTACGTAGTCGTATGGCCCGATGCTGATGGGTTTCCAGTCTTCTATCCAAACCGTGCTTCGAGGATCGTGATTCAGTACGATGACGAGCAGCCGGGATACATAGTTAAAGCAGCAAAAGCGTGGATTACGGTAGATAAACTCGCACGAATAAATCTCTACTACCGTGATCAAATTGAGAAGTACGTCACCCGAAGTAAGGTGCACGGCGGACTCCCGATCAACAATAAGCTATTCATACCATTTGAAACAGAAGGCGAAACATGGCCGCTTGATAATCCTTACGACAAGGTTCCTGTGTTTCACTTTGGGAATCGCACCAGCGTGGGGCAGTTAGGTAAGAGTGAGTTATCAGAACCGATTCCGCTACAAGACGCGCTTAATAAGTCCATTGCCGACATGTTGGTAGGCTCAGAGTTCTACGGTATCCCGCAACGCTGGGCTATTGGACTCGAAGAGATGGACGAGGAAACCGCCAAAAAGAAGTATGGATTGATGGCTGGTGGTGTATGGGGAACTACCAGCGAAAAGGCATCATTTGGCGCTTTCCCGACTGGTGACCTGGATCAGTTTGTGACGGTGATCAATGACTTTCGCAAAGAGATCGCGCGAGTCTCACGCACGCCCTTACATCATTTCACCTTAGAAGGGACTCCTCCGTCAGGCGAGTCGATGAAGACTGCTGACAGTCCATTACTCGCAAAGGTAGAGGACAGGCAGGAGGCTTGGGGAATGGTGTGGTCAGACGTAATGCGATTTGCCTTGGAAATTACCGGGATAAAAGACACTGAGCCAGAACCTGTCTGGATTGATACGACGCCTCGAAATGAGACAGATGAGATCAATAACGCGGTAACGAAAGTCGAGCACTTAGGCGTAGACATGGAGACGGCTCAAAAAGAGATCGGGTACACCGATATTCAAATCCAGAAGTTTGCAGATGAGCGTGTTAACAGCGTGACGAATGGACCGCTCGCCGCTAAGGTTGCAATACAGAATGCACCGCCGGGAATTAAAGGGCTTCTGACCGCCCAAAGTAACGGGCGTGGCCGATGAATCAAGGTGACCGGCTTGCCTGCTTAGAATTGATATGGGAGTGTGCGAGGGCTGCACCTATCAATACTTTAGCTGCACGACCGAGGCGCGAATTTACGTGGTTGGTCGATCCGTTGCTGATCGGTTGCTATCGGCGAGAGCGATGGTCAAAGCGGACTCTGAGAAATCTATGGCTCAAGGAGCATCGCAATTAGCAAGCTGCTCCGAATGGAAGAAAGTAGTGCTTTACAATCCCTTCTAGTCGCATACAATTTAGCTTTCTGAATTGACCGGGATTTACGCTCCCGGTCTTTTCATTGCCCTCTCAATACCTACTTGCATTCCTACAGGGTGTAGGGCGATGTAGCACGAATTGTATTGCGTTGCATGACGCCGCGCATTACAATACCCTACATGAGTGAGGTTAAGACACGATCAATCAGGCTGGATGATGAAAACTGGCAATGGCTGGCCAATTTGCCTGGGCGTACTTCAAACGACGCAGTAACGGCGCTTCGAGCATCCGCAGAGCAAAAAGGCGATACAGTTACAGGTTCGCCAGAAGAGTTGAGCGAGTTAGTTGAGTTGGTCCGCAGTTTGCCAGATTCAACCGACATGCGACAGCTTATGCAAGAAGTATTTAGTGAATTGAGATTTGAGAAAGTAGCCGCTCATGCGGACGCGGAAATCACGGACAATCGCCCAAAGAACGCCTACTGCAAACACTGTGGAAGCCGTTTTGTTGGGGCGAAGTTCGCAACCATTTGTCCTGAATGTAAATCCAGTGGGCATACTTTAACTCCTGCTGATTGTCCTGTATGTGGGGAGGGAAGGGCTATATGAGCGAGAACCTAATGAGAAATGATCTAACAACAAAAGAGGTTGTTGGAACCGCCGACGAGAATTCGCCAGTTGGTCAGGAATGTCTGAAAGACTTTTCTCTTGCGCAAGCTGCATTAGCCCGCAGCGATGCCCAAGAACTATTTGTGTTGTATCAAAAAGCGATCCGCCAACGAAATGAAATCGTCGGTGCTATGGAAACGATCGTGGGCCATTTTATGGGCAAGAACAAAGATCCGCGGCTCAGCAGTGTTGAACTGCCCGATTCAGTAGCCGCCATGCGAGAGGTAGCACTCAGTGCATTAGCTCTTGCTAAATCACTTGTCGAGAACCAAGGCCGAAACGGCTCACAGCGGGAGAGCCTATGAGTGATAACAAATTCCCTTTCAGGAGGTAAACTCGAATGGAAAACGAACTAACCGGGATTGAGGAGATCGACAAAGAGATCCTCGAACTGCTACCACAGACACAGACCATGTCCGCGGTGAGCGGGATGAATGACCGCGTAAGCCAATTGGGCAGCATGGCGGCATCGCAGAGAATTGCTGGATTAAGACAGGCGGCAGAGATTATCAAAACGCGCGAGAGCGACAAATGATTTGGGACAAAGTTCAGCGCAGATTTGAGAACGATGACGGCACGCCCCTGACCTCTGCCGAAGTAAAGAAGCATATTCACGACTTCATCGAATCAGAACAGAAGTTGATTGCAAAGCAAGCGGAGAAACTTGTACGCGATGGGTTGACTGTAGCTGAGTTCTTTCAGTTCATGCGCCACAAGATTACAGCCATGCATCAAGTCACCGGAGCGATTGCTTATGGTGGTCAATCCCAACTCAACAGAGAGCGGCAAAAGAGAATCAATCAAAAGATACTTTCAGAGTTAGCCTATCTGAATGAGTTTGAAGCACAAGTTGAGCAATCGTTTGCGGTAGTTGATAGAATAGCTGATAAGGTTGCGACGGGAGGCAAGTAGCAAGACGGATAAAATAACTGAACCTGTAAATGGAGAGTACATCGCGGGCTGTGTGATTTGCGGCGAGCAAAAGCCAGTAATGCTTTACCCGCATCGACGCGGAACGCTGATTGTGGGCTGGGTGTTCGTCTGCGTTGACGATCAATCGCAAGTAGCAGGAGCCGATATCTCGCTGATACAGCCGTTAAAGCCAATCACGTTGGGCGCAGGAGCGCAAGCGTAGAGCGAGTATTACAGTGGCGCGGAAAGGCTCACGTAAAGACATCCAGGATGAGATCAGGCAGAAGGTAAGAAGAGCAATTCTCACCGCGGCTCCCTCTGAGGCTGAAGATCTCATTGCTGAAGCCCTCGGTGAAGACGTAGAGATTCCTGCTATTGAAAATCTTGCTGAAGATTTAATCGGCGGGCAGATTGTCAACCGAGCGACGATGTACGCTGAGTCCGCGTATGCAACTTACGCAAACAACGTTGTCGAGAGAGAGAAAGACGAAGGCGTAACACTTGGGCGCCGGGTACTTGAGGAAGGCGACAATTGCGAAGATTGCATTGCAGCAGCAACCGAAGAATTCATCCCGCTAGATGAGATACCGGAAATTTCTGACAGCATTTGCGGCGTAAGATGCAGATGCAGCATAGAATTTTCGGTAGGAGGCGTACAGTTTTCAACCTCTGATTTATTCAGTGCAGTTGTTGGTGGTCAAGATCAGTATGGTGGAGACGTGGAGATTCAGTGAGATACCCTGAGATGATCGACGGAGAAGGCGTTGAACTAAAGCCCCGAGGCCGTAAGGGCAGAGCATGGCAGATCCTTCGACTTGCATGTTGCGACTGCGGGTTAATTCATTCGCTGGCATTTGCGATCGAGGATAATGGCAACTTGGGTATCGCTGCCCGGTTAGAGAAACGTCGCACGGCAGCGCATCGACGCGCGGCGAAATTCAAGGGATTGAAACTCCCCTATAGCAAACGTAAGAAGAGATCGTAAACGGCGCACAACAAACACCGATGCGATAGCGAGCGGCTCTGGAGGCTCTGGAGGCGGTGACACGTTTCAGGGCCGCTTTACTTGTCTCAAGATTACCCGTCTACCACGCCTCGGAACAAAACTCTTTGACACACTGACGGTAATTCGTGATACATTCAGCACGGTTAATCCAAAGATGCGTCAAAAAGACTCGCAAGCCAAGTCCGATAGCAAGGTTGATACAAGCAGATTGACTGATGCCAAGGCTAAAGCGCAAACAGTTAAACAGGAACCGCACACTTCGTTTGGGCAGAATGGTTCGTGTCCTGATTGTGAGGCTGACAAAAGTTCGCTCACAGACGAGGAGTGTGACTTCATTATCCGGCGCTTGCTTTGGAGGTTAAGAGACGCAACCAGTCCAATTGATTTCTTTCGTGAGATGAAGCGAGGGGTGGTGTTTGAAGTTTCTGACGCAAGTAAGGCCCGTGATTTAGTACGGCTATTTGCGAAGGCTGAAACACCTACGATCACAAACTAACATGGCAGACGATTCCACTACCGATACAACGTTAAAAACCGGAGACGAACCGGATAAACAAACGGACGTTGCTAAGGACAAGAGCACTCAGCTCGAAAAAACTCCTGAGACGAAGGCGCACACACCTGAAGAGGTCTCACGCATTGTTGCCCGCGAGATAGCCAAGGAAAAAAAGAAGTGGGAAGAGGCTACCAAGAAGGCGCAAGACGATGCGACAAAGACTGAAACAGAACGGTTGTCGGGAACGATTAACGAGCTGAAGGCTGAGATCCTTGAACGCGATACCCGTGATGCGGTTCTAAAGGCGGCACAGGAGAAGAAGTTCCTTGCCCGGAATCCGAACGCGGTGTATCGACTCGTGAAGGATGAGCTTGAGGTTGACGACAAAGGTCAAATCAAGAATCTCAACGAAGTGCTAACTCAGGCCAAAGCCGACTATCCCGAACTGTTCGGACCTAAGCCGTCCGGTACAGCAAACGGTGGAGAAGGTTCACAGCAAGCTCCGAAGTTTGATATGAACACTCAAATACGCCGTCACGCTGGCTACGGATAGAAGGAGTTGGCTAGATGGCCTACGACAACATAATCTCCAGAACTGACGCACAGGCTCTCATCCCTGAAGACGTTGCGGCAGAGATAATCCAAAATACAGTCAAACAGTCCGCAGCCCTTACGCTAATGCGGCGCGCGACAATGGCGACGAATCAGCAACGTATGCCAGTCCTGTCTGCGCTCCCGATTGCCTATTTCGTCAACGGTGATACCGGGCTCAAGCAGACAACCGAAGTAGCGTGGGGCAACAAGTTTCTCAATGCAGAAGAGATCGCGTGCATCGTCCCTATCCCTGAAGCCGTGTTGGAAGACGCGAGCTTTGATGTGTGGGGAGAGATTCGGCCCAAGCTGGAAGAGGCAGTAGGCCGCACGTTGGACGCAGCGATATTCTTTGGCACTAACAAGCCTTCAAGCTGGCCAACTGACATCGCGGCATCGGCTGTCTCTGCCGGCAACGTCATTGCCCGGGGAACAAACAACGCAGCCGCCGGCGGAATTGCTACCGATATATCAGACACGATGGCGACTGTGGAAGCGGATGGTTTTGACGTGAATGGGTTTGTTACTTCCCGATCCTATCGTCGGTTTCTCCGTAATGCCCGTGACACCACAGGCCAAAAGCTTCTCGATATCGCGTTGAACACTATCGAAGGTGAACAGGTGGTCTATGCGCTTAATGGTCTATGGCCTACAGGCGCGAGTGCGGCTGAATTGTTTACCGGAGACTGGATGCAATTTGTCCTTGCTGTTCGACGCGACATGACCTACAAACTGCTCGATCAGGCGGTGATTCAGGACAACACCGGAGCCATCGTCTATAACCTAGCCCAACAGGATATGGTTGCGATGCGGTTGACGTTCCGCGCAGCGTGGCAAGTCGCAAATCCGATCAGTTATGACAATCAAGTCGAAGCCAACAGATATCCAGTTGGCGTACTTCGTTCGCCTGCCTAAAGCTAGCGAGCTAAACTAACGGAGAAAATCATTATGGCTAACGAAGGCGCACCACTTGTCACTTCGCTGAGAAACACTGTTCCTGGCGCTACCATTGCCGCCACAGACTCTTTCTCGCTGGGGAAGGCTCCAGTCGCGGGAACAGTTACGGCAATTAGCTACACGCCCGATGCCGCAGCAACCGGCGACAATACCAACGCACGGACCTTCACGGTTGTGAACAAAGGTCAGTCAGGTGTTGGAACAACTGTAATCGGCACGCTCGCACTAACCACGGGCGTCAACCTCGTGGCCTTTGACGAGAAGGCGTTTACCTTGTCAGTGGTCGCGGGTGCTCTAACTATCGTAGCGGGCGACGTGCTGGCTTTTGTATCGACTGCGACCGGCACTGGTGTTGTCGATCCGGGCGGTACGGTGCAGATCGATATCAGTCGCGTCGCGGGATCATAAAATGGCGCTGACTGTTGAAGACGAGAAGGCGGTTGCGTATCGGCGCCAATGCGAGCGACGACGGGAGTTTCAAGAACTACTCGCTCAAAAACTCAAAGGCGATGATTACGCGCGCCGCCAACTCTGCTTGAAAACAAAGCCAGCTATGAAGGGACCAAAGGGGGATACAAGTCATGACGACTAAGAAGGCGGATGATAATCTCGGGGCTGCCGAGGTTCAAAAGAAAGTAGACAAGGAAGTAGATCAGGGCTTCAGTGGGGAGGTTCCAGATGAAACCGCGAATGAAAACTACACCGTGGGCGGCGTAATCAAGGGCAAGCCAACTCCCGAAACATCAGCACCAGAAAAGACAAAGAAGTAAAATGGCTCTTTCAGCGGCACAGATCGAATCCGTGAGGGAAATGGTAGGGGATAAAACGTTCGCTACCATTGAATCCCTCTGTGCGGAAATGAATGCCGCTCAGGAATCGGCAATGTCTGATGACGTTGATGAATGGGATCGGATCAAAAATAAGCACGTGCGGCTTTCGGGGGGTCATGATGGCATTGATGTTGACAACGAGCGTAGCCGCTCAGCGTTGAAGCGCCGCGCAAGACTCAGGCTTAATTTGCCCGTTACTAGTAGTTCGGGCGGCATCTTTCAAATACCCGTGGGTACGGTTATGGGTAATGCGTGTGATTGGTAGTCAATGGGACTTGACCTTGCAGATGTTATTGACGATGTACGCTTGGAATTGGATCAGGTTGGTCCCGATATCTTTACAGATCTTTGCAATTTGATTATCCCCGGCGCAACGGTTCCTGATGGCTTTGGAGGCGAGACGCAATCAACGCCTGTGGTGCACTCGAACATCCCTTGCAAGGTAGAAGTGCTGAACAGATCAGATGTCCCAATCGGAGGAGCGCAGATAACCACTCAGGGACATAAGTTAACGATGGGGGCAAACGCGGTCACAAAACAGATCAAGCAGCATTATCAAATTGTTGTGTTGGCCCATCACAATCAAGCTGAGCAGACTTTTGAGAACCCGATAACGCTGATGGGTTCGTTTGATATGTTCATGAAGGTCGCTGCGACAAAGATATGAGCGTCGTAATCAAAAAGACTGGCTTCAATCTGTCGGCCCTATCGTTGCGAACGCGAACTAACATCGCGAATGTGCTGAATGAGGGAGCGAGCTCTTGCGTATCGCTGGCCCAACAACTTGCCCCGGTTGACACTGGATTCATGCGAGACAATGTTAAGCAGACAGAGGAGGCAACGCCCGATCACTTGAAAGTCACGATGGAATCACGGGCTGATTACTCTGCGTTCGTAGAATTCGGCACTGTTTCACAAGATCCGCAGCCCTTCATGACTCCAGCTTTTGAATCGGCACGGAGACAAGTCAATAACGGTTTATTGAGGGTGTTGAAATAATGGCTAACAAGTATGCGAGCGACGAAGAATGGCTGACTGAGGAGGAGATAGCACGTGTACGTGGGCGTGTGGTGCCATACTTTCCTGACGCGACTATAGATCGTGATGGAACGTTTACTGAGCACGTCATCACTATTGCCGAAATGCTAGATCGTCTTAATGCGCCCCTGTTGCCGCTTGATGAAACCGCACGGTATGACGAACTCAAAGCGCATTGGGACGCCGGGAACGGCACAGCAAAAGGCTTCCGTTGTGAGATAGTAAAATGAAACGGTATTGAGATGAAAGCGAGTGAGTGGCGCGAATTGATTATCTCGGCTGTTCAGCAGTCCGTCGCTGGGGATGATAGTACGCTCCAGTTGTTATCAGAGGCGCTTGAGGAAACGGACACTGCCAAGCAGGAGTTGCGCTCGCGTGGTTACGGCGTGACCGGACAATCTTTACTTGCGACTGTTCAAATGATCGAAGCGAGGACAGCATGAAGTGGAAGATCGTATACATCGAACTAACAGCGAACGATTTAGAACACCTAGAAGCTTTCTGGCTTGGCGGCTTCAGCAATGCCATCGGCTTTCGCTGCGAGATAGCAAAATGAAATGGGCGATATTTCAGAGATCCAGCAAGCAAAGAAGTGGATCTACGATTCACTCCACGCTGACACATACATTGCAAGCCAAGTCGGCACTCGCATCAAAGACAGCTACGTTTCTGAGCCTCCTGCTGATCGGGTTTATCCTTACATTGTTTATAACTTCATGGGCGGGCTTGATGTTGATGCGCTTGGCACTAGCCGCCTTCTCTCCCGACCTCTCTTCCAAGTCCGCGTTGTGTGCGAAGGACGACCAGACGACGCTATCAGAAAGATCGATAAACGGATTGACGAAGTTTTGCAGCACGCGGTCTACCAACTCTCGGGTGATTGGTACTTTAGCGCACGGCGTGAGCAGCCAATTGATCGGCCCGAGTTCGATGCGTCTACAGGAAAACATTACGCCAACATCGGAGGCTTGTATCGTCTTTATATCGGGAGAACAGTATGAGAATTGAGAACTGCACTTTCAGAGTGAACAAACATTCATCGGCAACGGAAGTCTTTATCACGAGCAAGACAGGAGTCAACACCGTTCTGTATTTACCACCTGATGCGGAAGTTGATCCGACAAAACCACTAGAGTTTATTCCCGCGCCTCCTCCACCTACTGAGGAAGCAAAGAAGACTGAGACACCGAGCAAGTAGCTCGCAGGAGGGCTAGGTTATGGGCCGTGGAACCGTTAATAGGCAAGTCCAGGTTGGCGTAGAAACGACGCCGGGAACTGCCGTGGCCGCAAGTAAGGTCCTTCCGTCGATGTCGATGGTGATAACTCCTCTCACACGAACAAAGGAGATTAGAACTCAGGGATTCAAACCCGCTACAGACGTTCAGAATCTTGGCGGTCTAAGTCAAATCGCTTTGACGGGACCTCTCAACTACACAGAAATTATTTACCCGCTGAATATGATTGTTCTCGGGGTGATTACCACTCCAGCAGGGGGCACACTCTCACGCCAACATTTATTCAGCCCAACAGCGCAGGGTACAGACACGTCAAAGACACTCACAGTACAAGAAGGTGATGCGACCGCAGCAACACAAGCAGCAGGCGTGTTTCTCGCTAACTGGGGCTTTGTGGCCGCCGATGCGGGAGTTGATATCACAGGGGAGTTACGCGGGCGTTATCCCACTGCCGTGAGTCTGACGGGTTCGCCTACGTCAGTAGCGCAATTGCCGGTTAACCCGCGAGAGATTGATATATACATCGATCCGACATTTGGTGCGCTTGGTACGACTAAAGTATCGGACGGCCTAAACGTGCAATACGGGCTTACAGACAAGCAACGCGAAAAGTTTGTCCTCAATACGAGTTTTGCTTCGTTCAGTGAGTCGATCGAAGTTGTACCGACTCAAACCTTCTCATTCATTACTGAGCACAACGCGCAGTCGCGAGCGATATTTGCTAGCATTCCTTCAGGGTCTGTTCAGTACATGCGAATGAAAGCAACGGGACCGCTAATCGAGGGCGCAATCAACTATCTATTTCAGTTTGATGTGCCAGTTAAAATCACTGCGACAGCACAAGAAGACGCAGACGGAGTGTGGGGCTATCGATATGACTGTCTGCCGAAATATGACTCAGCCTTTGGTAATAAGATGTGGGAGATTAAGGTGATCAATACCATCACCGCGCTCTAATTATGGAACTCTCTTCGTTCAGTGAAAACATAATCAAGGTTCCCTATACACGCTCGGGCGAAACAGTCAACCTTGAGATCAATATCGACGTGTTCACGCCGGAGTTCTTTCGTCGCGTTGGTAAAAGATTCGAAGAGCGCATGAGAGGATATCAAGCAATCGATGCGCAAACAAAGGCGAAAGGGAAATCAAAGGTAAAACCGAAGGTCGATCAGTTTCAGGGCGCTAAGGACTTCTTCGAAAACGAGGCACGCGGACTGGAAATCAAACGTGAAATTCATGCTGAGCTTTTAGCGGGAGGCGTGTTGAAGGGCTGGGATCTGGTTGAGAACGGTCTGCCGATTCATCCTACTTACGATGTCTTGATAAAACTCCCGCCCTTGCTAGTTGAAGACATTTGGAACCTCTCACTGGAGAAGGCAAAGACGGTAAAAAAAAGGGTGGCAGAGGAAACAGAGGAGACCTTGGAGAACTCGCCCAGTGGTACAAGGGCACTTCACGCAGTCGGCCAGACTGGGTAGATGATGAAGCCTTGTCAATAAGTTTCGGCATTCCACCGTGGGATCTGAAATACGTCGCCATTCACTATCAGGAAAGGCGGCGTGTTTATTTAATGGCCCGTTACGAGGCGCGAATGGAACTAGCAAAGAAGCACGAATGCAGTCCTGAGAAGGTTGTATTACCGGAGTTCTGATGTCGATTGAGATTGGAAGATTAACAGCAGTCTTCGATGCTGACACGCGAAAGTTAGACTCGTCGCTAAAGGCGTCAGAGGAGCGCATTAAATCCCTCCGCGCAAACATAGCATCAATCAAAACGGACGACATCGGGTTTAAGTCACAACGAATAGCTGGCCTAAAGAGCTTGCTCGACAAGGCTCTCAGCGATCATAAGGCTCTTCAGGCCGCACAGAAGGCAACGGCTCAAAGCGCCAAGGCTATGTCAAACGACATGAAGGCGGCGCTTGATGTTATCTCGCCTCGTCTCGGTAGGCTGACAGAACTAGCAGGACCACTGACGGCAGTCGCGGTAGGGCTGGCTGCCATTGCGGGGGTTGCAGTAGGTTTGTTTGAGCTCGCTAAGTCGGCCGCCAAAACAGGCGGTGATTTATTCGACCTTTCGCAAAAAACCGCTTTCACGGTTGAGACTCTCTCAGGTCTGTCGATTGTCGCAAAAACAACCGGATCGGATATCAACGGACTGTCTCCGTCTCTCGTAATCTTTCAAAAGAATATGGAGGCGGCTAGCGACGCCACCAGCAAGCAAGGCCGATTATTCCGCAGTTTGTCAATCGACACCCACGACAACGAGAAGGCTTTAAGACAGGCATTCGCCGCATTGGGAAGGATGCGTGAGGGTTCGCAGCAAACCGCGCTTGCAATGCAGTTGTTTGGGCGGTCTGGTAAGGACGTATTAGCAATCGTCAAAGAGACGAACGGCAACCTTGACGCAGCAATCAAACGATATGGCGACATGGGGCTGATCATCTCAACAGGGGCCGCAGCAGCCAGCGACAAGTTTAACGATCTACTAGAAGAGACAACCTTACAACTTGAAGCGGTGACGCGAAGCATTGGCATGGAACTGCTACCCGTTGTGACCGATGCGTTGCAAAGTATTTCCGCCGGCTTGCGAGCGAATAAAGACGAATGGGCCTCATGGGGAACATCTATCGCCAATGTCATGCGCGGTCTTAGTGTGGCGGTGCATAGCGAACTCGGACAAATGCTTGGTCGCATCTCAGAGTTTAGTATCAAGTGGCTATCTCTAACGGGCTTAATTGTTCAGGGTCTTGGTGCGCTTGGTGCCGGCGCTGACAAGCCCAGCGAGGATTTCTTTGGTCCGGGTGGTGCTGGACGCGGTGGAAGAAAGACCCTGCCCGGCACGCCTGAATTTAAGGCCGCTCAACGAAGATTAGGATCTGATCTTCCAAGCCTAGCAGGCGGCGGAGGCAAGAAAGGCGGAGGTGGTGGCGAAGATCCGGCAAAGACGGCACAGCGAATTGCATCGCTTCAGCTCGAAGCGGTGATTAATGGGTTAAAGGCCGAACAGGAAGCAAATAGACGTGCTCTGGATCTTCGTCGTCGTGACTTCAACGATTACGCGAATCGCTACATGGTAATTGAAAACCGTCGCCATGATGCGGTGATAGCTGGACTTGATAAGGAAAAGGGGGCCGCGGAGAAGTTAAAGAAGGGTCGCGAAGTTGCGTTACAGGAGATCGCAAACAAGCGCACAGAAGAAAACACGACTCACGAGCAAAACCGAAACAAGGTACTGGATGAGCGTGGCAAAATTCTAGATCAGATAAATGACTTCCTCCGCGATCAGGATCGGGAAATCTCAGGGCTGACAACTTCAACCGATCAGTGGGATCAGGCATATCAACAATTAGTTGACACGCTGAAAGAAGAAGGAGTCACGCTTGAGGAGAATACTAAAAGCCGCATTGAATCAAATATCGCGATACTCAAAGAAATCGATCTCGTAAAACAGCAAATTCGTGTACGTCAGGTATTGAAAGACTCAACTCGTGATCGCTTTGAAACCAGAGCAGGAAGAGAAAGACCGCCGTGGATTGATCTTGGTGGAGGCTCTACCGTGGGAGGTGAGCCAGCAACAACCACTAGACCACGTATCGCGACTGCGGACGAACAAGTCATGCGTGACCAGCTAGAAAGAATCCGCGGACGAATGCGCGATCTCGGGTTTGAATTAACTGACATCTTTGCTCAAAGTGTAGGCGATGGATTCAATCGAGGAATCAAATCAGGACTCGAAAGCCTCTCGCTTGGCTTACTGCGCATAGTTGAGGATGTCTTTCTGAGACGGATGGCAAAAGGACTCGGAGATCTACTCGGTAACATCGGAACGGGAAGCGATGGGGGTGGAGGATTCTTTGGCGGACTACTGAAATCTATACTCGGTAGCGTAGCAGGAGTCCGCGGCGGCGGGTCTGCTGGCGGATTAGGAACCGGGATCGCTGGTGCTATCGGTCGTGATTCTGGTGGTCCTCTGTGGCCTAAGCAACTTTATAAAGTTCACAAAGATGAATACATTGTGCCGACAGCTCCGGGGTTTGTGATACCAAAGGGCGGCATGGGCCAGCAAACAGTTGTTAATAAATACTACACAATCCAATTACCGCCTGATTCGCGTGGTAGCTACAACTCGCCCCGATCCAAACGCCAACTCAGTGAGACTTTGATAGCAGCGTTAGAGGCTTCCAAAGCATAAGATGGCTATACTCTTCGATGAGCTATTGTTTGATTCTTCCCTCTTGACCGAGGAGTCGGCAGTTGGTTCGCCTGAGTATGCGAACACAATGATTCGCAACCCCGCAACAGGGGTTTATAAGACTAATGTCAATCGCTACGACTTTCAGAACGTTTGGAATATCAACACGAACCTCTTGAGTCCGGCACAGCTTGACTACTTCATTGAGTTTTGGGCAGGGGGGTTCGGCTCAGCTTATGGGTTTCGCATCCGGATCATCACCGACTTCTATATGATCGATGAAGTGATTGGGACGGGTAATGGCTCACAGACCGTCTTCCCGATCATCCGCACTTACACGCGGCCGGGCGCAAGCCATAACTATCAGCGGAGGATCATCAAGCCAGTCGTAGTTCCCTCGCCTTTAGGTTCTAGTGTGGCTCTGTTTGAAGCGAACGGAACAACGAATCGGATTATTCCCAGCGCACTTGGGGCAGCTTTAGGTGTGCCAGCTTTCACGGTGAAGCTCAATACGACACCAACAACCGCGTACACTATTAACAACACAACAGGCGTGATCACTATGAACTCTGCGCCGGGTGCAGGAGTGAGCGTAAAAGTCTCCTGTGAATATGACACGGCTGTGCAATTCCTGAATAACTCATATCAAATGAAGCCGGGTGTTAGTTCCGACGTAGGCGGTTTGCAGTTGTGCGAGATACTACCCGCGACTCTTGGTATTACTTAAATCCGTTATGACCGTTTCAGTTTCCATGATCAGTCACCTAGCGTCCAATGTTTCGTTTATAGTTCCGATCTGGTCCATGCTTTCTGCCGATGGTACTCGCGCCTCATATTGCGCTCACACCCGAAACTTAACCTACAACTCACTCGCCTACACCGCCGCTCCCGTCGAGCCCTCCCGTTTCTCTCAAACTCTAGGACTCGACGCCAACCACGTAGAACTCTTTGGGGTATTTGATGACATCGTGACGGAAGAAAACCTACAAGGTGGGAAGTGGAAGAACGCAGAGATCGTGTTCGAGTACATTGCATACGATCCTGCAACTGGCGCAGCAAGCACAACTGTTATCGGATCAGTCGGGAAAATGAAGGGGCAAGCGGGAAAGTTTTCAATCAATAACGGATCTTTCAGGATGGAGTTTAGATCGCTGTCGGATTTGTTGAATCAAGAAATAGGAGAGCTCACGAGTCCGATGGCGCGTAATCGGCAACTCTCGGATCTGGTTTCTGACGTTGCGCCCTACACGTTTGCCCGCACAATTACCGCGTTCACCGATCGTCGCAACTTCACAGTCAACGGCACCGCGCAAGTCAACGACTATTTCAAGTACGGCAAGGTGACTTTCACGAGCGGCGCTAACAACGGGCGCTCAATGGAAATTAAAGCCAGCGTTGGAAACGTGATCGAGTTACAGCTTCCAATGTTGGGTGTAATCGCCATCGGCAATACCGTCTCACTTGTTGCCGGGTTTGATGGTAGCAGGGAGCAAGCGAGAGACAAATTCGGCGCAATGGAAAACTTTAATGGTGAACCGGACTTGCCCGGAATTGCGCAAGCGATCCTGAAGTATCCAGAATGAGTGATTTTAAGCAGGAGACAGGTGATCAGCCTGTTTGTCCGCTACCGTGACGGTCTGTTGGGCGCTCCTGCTAAGTCGCCCCGCGGATTTGAACCGCAATCAAGTTAATTATACCGATGTCAACCACACTTGCACAACGAATAGTCAGTGAAGCGGAGACGTGGATCGGCACCAGATATCAAGAACAGGGTCGTCTGAAATTCCAAGGCGTTGACTGCGTTGGCTTCATTTCCGAAGTCGCCAAAGGCGCTGGCATTAAGACCGTCGTTATTCCGAGTAACTATACGTCGAGCGGCGACGGAACAGTGATGCTTGGTTTACTTCGTGAACACATGACGATGGTAGCAACCGAAGACATGCAGGCCGGTGACGTCCTGGCCTTTTGCGATCAGGCGCTACAGGAGCCCGATGTGCCGCGGCATTTGGCATTCGTGCAGGAAGTAACACCAAAGACTGCTTTCATCATTCACAGTTCTGAGCACGGAGTTAGAAGACACCGGATAGATGCGGCGTGGCGTCGGAGAATTCATTCAGTGTGGAGAATCAAAGAAGACACAGATCCGAAGATTCAAATCGCCCCTAACGCATTTATTCCGTTAGACGCGTTTGTTGAGTAATCGAATGAGAAACGAAAAAAGCAGAGCGTTGGCCCTGCTCTTTCCGGCAGGCGTGTTTGCCGATTTCACCAGATCAGCCGCGCGCAGCCGATCACGGGACTTGAACCCGTAGACTCCTGCTCAATGAAATTATAGACGCATGATCGAAGAACTCAAAGAGAAATGCCAAGCCCTCGCGATCCGACAGCGCAAGGATCTCGAAGTGCGCAAGCGCGAAGAACTTGAATCCGCTCTTGAAGAGCACAGGGTTGCCGATCCCTTTAGCAGCACGATCCTGATTGGTCTCTTAGTGTCCTCTGCCGTTTCTGCGGCCTCCTACCTGATTTCAGCCGCTTTTGCTCCTAAGACTCCCCGTCAACAGCAAGGTAAGCTAACAGGCTCCTTACAACTTCAGAATTCCGAGCAGGGCATATTCATACCCGAAATCTACGGAGGAAGCCCTACAACGAGTTTGGTTGCCGGGGCTAACCCTACCTACCAGAATCTTGCAAACGTCACTTCAGGGGCAAATGGGAGCATAACAAAGACCTCTGGAGGCACAACCTGGAACGCGGGCGCAAGTCATAACGTCGCTATTACGGCCGGGCAGGACGCCTTCTTTCAATTCACGGTAGGCACCGGGTACGCAACTGCGGGGTTCACGTTAGATTCAAGCCCGACCAGCGGAAATACTGACTTTCTGTTTGCGATTCAATGGAACCCGGACGGTTCAATCACAATCAAGTACAACTCAACTCAATTACTCGGGGCTGTAACTACCTACGTGGCGGGCGATGTCTTTCGACTAGAATTGCGATCTGGCAGATTCAGACTTTACAAAGGTTCGGCTGAGATCGTGCCACCTAACTTTATCTTCCCTTCTCCAAGCTATCCACTCTACATGGGGATTGCCATGCAGTTTATTGGGGCTGGCATCTCTGCCGGCAAGGTTCAGATCGGATCCATTGGCGCAGCACCGAACTCAGGTCGAGGCGGGATTAAGGTTCCAGCGATCATTATTTGGAGTTCGGGAATACGAAAACTAGTCACGACAACTCAAGTCGCCACAGGTGGAGGTAAAGGATTCGGACATCATACGCAGACCGTTGATAACATTACTTACAACATCGACCTTGGATTAATGTTTGGGCGTGGCCCGAACAGCCTGATCCGTCTCTATGCCAACGCCGACATCCTGATAGATCAATTCTCTCAATCGCCTAATCCCTCGGGCGTTTACGATCCGACTGTTGGCCCTGATCCTGATTACGATCCGAAATTACCGCCTGACCCAACACTGAATCACATGCCGTCATTCTTGCGCATCGATGGAGACATTCCATTCGACGGTGACAATGTAGGCACGGGAACAATTCAGGGCGGTGGGTCTGGCTTTGCAATTTATCCCGGCAATAACACTCAGCAACCCGATCCAACGATTGAAGCCGACATAGATGGAAAATTTGGAGCGGGATCTACGCCTGCCTATCGGAACCATTCTTTAACAGTGCTCTCAACTCTGTCGTTGTCACGCTGGGGTGGCGTCGTTCCTAACATTACTGGAGTTTGGGAACATGAGACCTTCAGAACGCTTGATTTGATCTACGCCTCGTTATGCGATCGCGTGGGACTATCAAGTACCGATTACGACTTCTCGGATATTGAAATCGCATCCCGCGGCTTATTGATTTCCGGCCGTCCCTTTCAGCCAAAAGAGATTATCGGCTCTCCCGATCTGCAACTGGCCTATAACTACTTCGTCACTGAAGCGGATGGTCAGATTGTTGGTTACACCGAAGGCAACGAACCGTCCATCACTATTCCTGATACAGAGATTGGATGGCTTGAAGGCGATGCGGATTTACCAGACATCGCGCCAGAAGTCGAGTCGATGATAGCTTCTGAAATCAGTCTCCCGCGCGAGGTGCATGTCAAGTCACTGGATCCTGACAAAGACTGGGAACCAAATACGGCGAGCGCAATGAGACAGATCACCGATGGCTCGAAAGTCGAATTACTGGAAATTCAGATCTGCCAATTATCGGATGAGCGCAGAGAAACTGCACAGCGAAAACTCTATCGTGACTATGTAGCTGGAACTGCTCACAAATTCACTCTCCCGTGGACCTATCTCTATTTGCATCCCGGTTACAAGATCACAATTACCCGAGCTGAAGGCTTCACGCATGTAATGAGGCTGACTTCTATTTCTGGAGGGATCGGAATTCTTGAGTGTGAAGGGATCGCGTTAGAGCCTGAGACATTTAATCAACCCGCAAATGGAGTCTTTCCGCCCGGTTACATTCCACCACAACCTATCCCTGCAATGATCGTTATGTCGATGATTGACTTGCCTCTATTCCGTGAGGCTGACGCAGGTAAACTAGGCTTTTATGCAGGCGGCACACCGCGCACAGGCGTTAATCAATCGTTTCAAGGATGGACCTTACAGTCCCAACGTAATAGCGTTTGGTCTTTACGAGCATCCTCAAACCTCCCTGCAACCATCGGGGCGGTTGTCAGCGCCACTGCCCTATCAGACGATCCCACTACGTTTGATAATGTCGGTACGATTACGATCGATCTCTACGGCACCGACATGACCCTTTCATCCGTGACTGAGGCGGATGTTTTAGTGGGTATAAACAAGTCCGCGATCAAGGACTTCATATGTGGGTTTAAAACCGCGACTCAGGTTGCGGGCTTTCCGAATCGATGGACACTCAGCGGGCTACTGAACGGACTGCACGAAACGTCCACACAAGTTGCCGGCGATTTAACCGGAGCAAGGTTTGTATTACTCGATCAAGCTGTAGTCTTTGTTCCCACTACCGAAGATGAACTAAACCTACTACTTGATTACCGCGGGGTTGCTAATGGACAATCTTTAGGCGATGCGGCCACGTTTGAATTTGCGTGGACCGGGCAGATCCTGAAACCCGAGCGGCCAACCTCAATCGATGGCCAATTCGATCTAGCCGATGGCTCTCTGTTGGCCGAATGGGAGAATGAGATCTTCCTAACCGCCGATGATACTTACGACTTCATTGTCAGAAGTGCGGCGGATGGTGGCGGCTCAGTACTGTTTGGGCCGATTGAAATTAAGCCTTTGGATTTAGCGAGAGTATCCAACACACCGCCACTGTTAGCGATAGAACCTTCGAGTGATTATCTACCGCTAACCGCATATACATATGTTGTGCCCGGTGGCTTTGACGCGACTTATACCAAAGCACAATGGAATGGCACTATCACTCTTCCTTTGATTTCCGACGTCACGATTGCTGACAACTTCACGGTCCGGGGAGGCGCATTTCTCGAAATGCAAGTTCCCGATGCGTTCGATCCGCTTAACAATACTCTGGTTCCATCGACTTTCGGATTCATTCAGAAAGTGGCTGCTACTGTGTTTGCTTCGTGGTTATTTGATCGGGAGCTGACCGAAGTTGGCTTGCCAGTAACCGCGCGCCCAATTGATGCTGTAGGGAGCGATTTCGATTACACAATCAGTTCGCGCGATCGATTCTCTATTCACATTCAACCAGACGGTACAGTGACCTTTTACATTAACTATCAAGGCGCGATGTCCGAGCCTTGGTACATCTCGCCTAATCGAGTTGATGTAACAGTTCTGCACCGTGCTTACTATCTAAATGAGCCGGGCTATGAAATCGCTGGAAGCACGCTCACAATTGGCGCTCGCAACACACGCTTGCTTCGCAACGTGCCTGAATTCCGATACCCCGGCGATGAGCAAAGGAGTCACAATTCAGGATCGTTACCAGCCGCAGTCCATGTAGGCGTGCGCAGGCGATCATCGCATCCGCTTGGACCACCGAGCGACTGGTTATACGCTACATTTACGAGACCATAAATGCCACTAAGAGACAACGTTCCCGGTCCCGATACTTTTCTACCTAAACAGGTTGTGGCGCTCGCTGACGCAATCGATGTAGATATCGATGCGACTCGGAGCGCACTCAGCTTTACTTTCGATGGTACAGAACTTTGGGATAACGGTTATTGGATCTCACAAACTGGATTCCATCAACATTCTCCACTGGCTCGTGCACTGTTCATTACCAAAGCTACAAGTGTTGATATTGACGTGTACGCCAACTTTACCCCGGATTCAGGGACAGCTATTCAAGTTTATGTCAACGGATTTCTACATGCTTCACCCGGTCTATCGTTTAGTTCGGGGGCTCAAACCATCACGCAATCACTACCATCGGGATCAAAGTTAGTCACGATTGTTGGCGGCGTGCAGGCGATCATTAGCGGCTCGATCATTGGTACTTTTCTGATTGGGTGCGAGTTCAATCAGCCAGCTTTGCAAATCCCTCCCGAGGCCCCATCTCGTTTACTGGTTTATGGTGATTCAACCTCTCAGGGTGGAGGGGGTGGAGGTACAGGGAAGAATGTTGATACGGCATGGCCCACTCAGTTTCGAATGCTTTCTACCCGCTCAATAATCGTGGAAGCAGCATCGGGCCGGGCGCTTCATGACGATGCGAGTTTAAGTACTCCACGCGCAGCCTTTGTTGCCAAACTGGTAGCGATGAATCCGGCGTCTATTCTCTTCCTGATCGGAACTAACGATCACGGAGCCAATGCCTGGAGTGCAGCCAGTTTCGGCACAGCTTATGCGGCGACAATCGATGATCTCCATACGGCACTCCCGAATATAAGAATCTATTGCATGACTCCTTTGTTCAAAGCAAACAGTATTGAAGGCGCAAACGGTTCAGGAAATAATTGCGAGGATTATCGAGAGCAGATTCGGACTATTGCCGCAGCGCGGGCTCCGTGGGCAGTCCTGATCGAAGGCACTGCGATACTCGGAAAAAACGAGATGCTGAGCGAGTCAAGCACGTGGCTGCATCCTAACGATCTTGGAAATCGCAACCTTGCTTTGTACGTTGACCGCTTTCTCAGTGGCTCCGACTCAGTAAGGTTCACTCCCGATCCCTTCAGCACTACCGCAGACGTGGTATGGGCTAACACCGCGAACGTAGCAACTACCGGAAACAGTATTCAAAAGAATGCAGGCACTGACGGGGCGGCAGATGCCGGAGGGTTTTCTACCAAAGCCGTTGGACGGGCGCCTTGGTTCGTTAGCATGAAGATTACCGAGACGAACAAAACTAGAGTCTTTGGTGTCTCAAGTACAAGTACGGGAATAAACATCGCCAATATCTTGTACGGCTTTAACATCTTTTCTACCGGCGCACTGTTGCTGTGGGAGAACGGCACTGGTTACGAATCAGGCGGACAGGCGTATTCAGCAAATGATGTTTACCAAGTAAGATCACCCGATGGAGTAAATGTCTATTTTGTGCGGATTCGCAGCGGAGTAGTAACAGTGTTGCGCAAGGCTTCGATACCGATCACGCCTTCAATGTATCCTCTTTTCGTTCAAGCAAACATCTTAGGATCCACAGGAACGATCACGGACGCTAAGATTCATGGGCTCTTGCAGTGACCTCAAGGGGTGAGACAATGCTCTGCCTCCGCTTCGCCTTCGCCTATAATTTCCCTTATCCCGGCCCAACGGTTGTTACGGCCTTCTATAGCAAGTTCGATGTTCTCAATGCGTCGATGGAGATCCATTGCACATTCGCTAACCGAGATAATTGGCCCTGACATAAATGCACCCTCGCAGCGTATTCCGGCATCGTGCAAGCGCCTACAAATACAAGACGGGCAGAGCAACCCTCCGTCGTCTTTTGTGGGCGAGATTTTCTTCCATGCCCAGTAGGGGATGACAATAACATCGTGCGACGTTCTCCTCGGTCATTGTCATTCTTCTCCATTCGTCTTTGATGAAAACCTCTTTGTCCGAGACCAACGTTATCGAACCAACACCGAACGCGGCTGCCGCACAGATTCTTTACGAGACGACACAGGTTGAGCAGCGTTAACTACTTTGGGCTTCGTTTGCTCAATAGGGACTTGCTGACAGTTACAAGTAGTTGTTCCATCTGCGTACATGAACAGAAAACACATAACAGTAATGGTAAGAAAGTCGATCATCTCCTTTGCTCCTTTGTTTTGTATAAGTGGGAAGTGGGCTGGGTCCACTTCCCCCTTTCGTTGAGTTTCAAAAGACAACGAAGACCGGGCATCCCCACGCCGCCATACAGCCGTTGTAGATCTGGTTGCTCCTATCCATACAACTAGACCAATTTTGATTCCCTTCAATCAGCAAGCAAGACTTCAGGTAAGCGGCCTCTTGCGCCTGGCAGTCCTGGTTGGCCTGTATGTAGCTTGGACATGTGGCGCATTCTCCGGTTGGCGCGATCATCTCAAGCGTCGACTCAATAGGCGTTAAACCCGCATGTTGTTGCGCTGCGCTGTCTTGTAATTCGTTGAGGCCAGCGGTCGTCTGTCTTCCGTGTTGGCGGGCGGGAATAGCTGCTATGGCCAGCAAACCGAGCAAGCCCAGCGACAATAAGATCACACGTAGGTTCCGGGTTGATATAAACTTCATTTCGTGAGTTTCCTTTCTCTGAGTTTAAGGGTTTAGGATTTAAGGAGCCGGACGCAACCGCACTCCCTATGACTTTCCTTCCAAGTGAACTGTGGCTTTGCCTCATAAATGAAAGTTACCGTAATAATCCGCGAGATTTTTCAAAAATCAGATTGACCGCTTCGCGCCGCGAGCGCAAAGGTCTTTTCAAATTAGAATTCTAAAATCAAATCATCGTCAATGATTACCTCTACGCGCACTCCAGCAACGCGGGAGTATGCGAGCAAGATTGCAAGTGGTGGCTCGTTGACACCGTGCTCATACTTGCTGATGTTGTTATATGGGATCATTCCGTCAAAGCGTTTCGCCAGTTGCGGCTGAGAGAGTCCGAGTGTCAATCGGATCTGTAACAGCTTCGCTGCCAAGTGCTTTGGGCGTGGTCTTGCGTGGCCCATTAGAGTCTCACTCCTAACGTCTCGATCAACGCTTCCTGTGCCCTTGTGGCGCGTCCTTCGATAGCAACGCGATACAGTTCATAAGCGCCTTTGTGGAAGTCGCTGTGCGAGTACAGAACCTCTGCCGCTTCATCTATCGCGGAGAGTGCCTGTGGCACGTCCGGAGTCTTACTCTTTAGGCTTTGACTCAGAATCATCAAAAGACGCCCTAGACTAAGGGCCGCTTCGGGATGTCCCGCGTAAGGCTCAAAAGCAATTTGCCAGTCCTCGGTGTCCAGTGACGGATTCTCGGTGTTAGGATTGTCTTGCATGGTCGAACTCCTCTTATCCAGGATTCGGCTGTGAAGGGATTGGCGAGTGTTGATAGCACTTGCCAGTCCCGCCTCTTGCGAGGCTGCCCACTATAGAGACATTGTTTCATCCGTGCAAGCTTTAACTACGGGTAGGCTTCTAATTGCGTGGTGCTAAGTCTATGCTGAAAACCCCGGCTTCTTGCGGATTAGCTTGGATTCGTAGAGTTCGTTGATGAATGCGGAGAAATCGTCCGCTAATTGAACAGCCGAGATCGAAACCGCAGACATGTCGATATTTTCTGTGTCTGTGCGCGCATCCTTTGCCTTGAATTTCAACCTTGAAGGAGCGCCGCTATCAAAGTCTACAAACCACCATGAATGGACAATTCGATTTCGATCAGCATTGATCTTTTGCGCTCTGGAAATCAAATGGTCAAATCTTTTGACTGTCTCGGGAACCTTAACTTCGTAGTGAAAGATAGACGATAGAAGATCAAGCAGTTTGCTAAAGGGGACCATAGCTGTAACGCGCTGGCCGATATTCTCATCAGTAGCGGCCATGATCCAGATCAGTCGGACGATCAGAAATTCGAGATGTTGGAAATTTACGACTACTCGACCTACATCTCTTACGTGATCTTCAGGTAGTAACGATTTGTTTGCCATCATGCCGCTTGCTTCTTGCTCTTTGCAATGTGCTCTTGTTCGGCAACGTCTGGCCCAAAGTCGAGCGGTAACTGTATCGACTCGCCTTTGTTGTAGAACTCGTTAAAGCTATCCACGTCCTGTTTGAGTTGATAACAGTCACCGATGATTTGATTGCGGCGTTGCCTAAAGGCGGTTTCGATAAACGAGTGGGCGGCCTTCCTCATGTCGCCCCACAGCGTTACCAGCTTGCCGCCTCGACGGACTCTGGCCGCATGGTTCATCCGAACACGCCGACCGCTTGGATCGTCCTCAAAGTGCTCGCGCAGCGCCTCAGCGAAATCTTGCGCGCACTGGTTTAATGCCGCTTCATCGTGACGTTGCCACTTCTCATTGATGATTGCCCATCGTGCCATTTCACGTGTGGTCGCGGTTCGCTTACCTGTGGCCTCGCAAAACTCGAAGTACAGGTCTAACATTTGTTGCTTGTAACTCATGTCAAATCCTCATGCTACACGGCGGTTACTATCGTTAAGGCTGGGTTTATAGCCCCAGCCATCGGTTAAGGCTGAATCCGAAATCAGGTGTCTAACCTTAACGAGTAAGTCTCTATACTGAGAGTAGGGGATCTCGCCTCGGTATTGCAGTTGGCCCACAACAATTCCCGCGTTGGCGTTCTTTAGCTCTGCAAAGGCTTTAATCTTGCGCTTGGAGTAAAGCGGCCTAACACGAGCTATAAAGTTTTCTAAGTCCGCTTTCTTTACAGCAAACTCAGCCGCAAAAAGATCGGCTCGCTTTTCCATTTCCGGCTTGTCATTCATGTACTTGGCGTCCTCGCCGACAAGGTTTAAATCCAGGATCGGATTGTCTTGTCCCTCATGGTGCTTAACGTGGTGCATTTCATGTAAGAGCGTGTGCCAAAACCCATCTATCCGATCTAATCGTTGCGAAAGACCGATCACAGGTGAGGTTCTATCTAGCCATGTACAAACGCCATCAATTCGCGTTGTCGGCAAAGCCTCAACTAAAACAAATCGAATACCGCTCTCCGAGAGAATACGCGGCACATGCCTGACTTCTTCAGGATCGCGCATCAACGGACGCAAGTTTTCCAGTGCCTCGTTGCAACGACGATCCGTGTATTTAACAGCAGGAACATATTGAGCCAATTGACGCACGCGAACCATCCACGCGACTTGCGCCGAAGTTGCTTCCATTTCAGACGCCGACTTTCTCGCCGCAAAATTGATCTTTGGCTGCTCTTCCATTGAGGCAATCCCTAAGAACTTGCAGATCCGTTCCTCTAACAAGCCCATGTCGGCGCTCGGCTCAATCCAGCCCCGTTTGATCATGTCTTTGACCGGATAGTTTTCATAAAGCCGAAGCCGTTGGGTTACGCCCCCGTTATCGTGCTCAAGTTTCGTTAGGCGATAAGCGGCCTCTAACGCAAGCCAGTATTCGGCTGTATTACCTAGTGCGGTTGCTAACCCCTGAGCAACCTCAGGATTAATCGGCTTTGTGCCAGCCACTAAGCCGCTGACCTCGGAAGGGTGGCGTCCGAGGATGAACGCTAGATCGCGTTGCTCCCAGCCGCGACGCTCTAGTTCTTCCTTTATTACTGAACCGGGAATAATGATCTCACTCATGAATCCTCCTTTGAGAGAGACTGGTTTGGAACGGACTGGATTGTCTCACCATAAGGCGGGCTTGTCAATTCACTAATTCATGAATTCATGAATTAGTGAATTACACTCTCGACAAAACGAGGACCAAAGAGTATAATTCCGGCATCGAAAAAGCCCTGCCAGTTGCTTGTAACAACCGACAGGGCCATTGAAAATCAAACGCGATTGCTCACGAGTGACTTCCAGCGACTTCATTGTGAGCCATCGCCTAACCAAAAGGCAAGAGGACACAATGACACTGACAGACCGCCAGATCACTGACCGCGAAATCAAAGCACTCCAGATCGCCGCTAAGACTCAACTGAAACGCAAAGGCAAAAGCAACGTGTGGTTGGTTCCATCGCAAGCGGGCCACGGCGAATATGAAGTCCGCCCCGATCCGCAAGCGCCGCGATGCACATGCCCTGACTACGAATTCAGAAACGCTCGCTGCAAACATATCGTTGCGGTCGAATACGTTTTGATGCGCGAACAGAAACCGGATGGCAGCACGGTTGTCACCGAGACAGTGAAGGTCACGCGACAGACTTATTCGCAGAATTGGAAAGCCTACAACTACAGCCAAACGCACGAGAAATCAGAACTGCAAGCGTTGCTGTATGAACTCTGCAAAAACATTCCTGAATCTGAGAAACCAAGAGGCAAGGGCAGACCGTCGCTATCGTTGCCGGACATCATTTTCTCCAGCGTGACGAAAATCTATAGCACGATCTCAGGGCGACGCTTTGACACGGATCTCCGCGACGCAAAGGCGCGTGGCTATCTGATGCGACTGCCGCATTACAATTCAGTGTTTCGTTATCTCGAATCAGAAGCATTGACACCTTACCTCTACGAACTGATTACGCTGAGCGCAGCGCCGCTCAAATCGATTGAATCAGACTTTGCGGTTGATAGTTCAGGATTCAGCACCGGACAGTTTATGCGCTGGCTGGATGTCAAATACGGCACTAAGGAAGATCGTCGCCAGTGGCTCAAGCTACACTTAATGGTGGGCGTCAAAACGAACATCGTCACGAGCGTTGAAGTCAGCGACGGTTATGCACATGATTATCCGTTCTACAAAGGTTTGGTTGATCGCACGGCTGACAGTGGATTCAAGATGAAAGAGGTAAGCGCAGACAAGGGCTATCTCGGTGCAACGAACATGCTGGCGACGCTGCAACGCGGCGCGATCCCTTACATTCCATTCAAATCGAATTCAGTGCCGGACTCACGCGGAAGCTATGGCCCTAAATCAGAACTTTGGACGCGCATGTATCACTTTTACGCGCTCCATCGTGCAGAGTTTCTACAGCACTATCACAAGCGGTCCAACATCGAAACAACCTTCCATATGATCAAGGCGAAGTTCGGTCAACGGCTGCGAAGTCGAACACTCACGGCACAGATTAACGAGGCTCTTTGTAAGGTACTTTGTCATAACCTCTGCGTGGTGATCCAGTCCGTGCATGAACTAGGGATTGAAACAAACTTCGAGGCAGCGTGAGACAAGATGCAAGCGTGGTTGCTACTTTTCGTCATAGCTATCGAGCAGAGCAGGCATTACGTAAACGTGATGAAAGAATTGCTCGACACAAGCAATCATCGCTTGCGCGTCTTTTTCTTCAAACGAATTCAGATCATCGTTGTCGTCACCGTGTAATTTTTCATTCGCGGTGAGCCTTACTCGGTGAGCCATTCTCTTTAACGGTTCGGTAATTTTCCCTTGAGTAAATAGGTCGTCGATCTTCGCGTTAAGATTCTTACCTTTGGCTCCTAACTGCTTACAGCTCGCCTCGACCGATCTCCGGCACATCGCAACGGATGCTTTGTACGACTTAACCCAAAAACAGCGCATGGCCTCCGCAAAATCTTCGGCTATATCTTGGGGGACGCTTGAGTCAACAACATCTTGAGGCTTACCTACAGGATAATGATGCAGATAGCCGAGTTTTGATGGCTCATTAAGGCTGCGCGTTTTTAGGGCTGTCGCTAGAATGTGCTCAAGACATCCTTGACACTGCATCCCAACAGCAAGTCTCTGCGCCCACTGTCCAAGTTCTTCCGCGTGGACCGTCGTTACTTGTATAAAGACGGTTCCTTGTTGACAGTGCGGACACGTGCCTCGCAGAGAAAATTTGCCGGATTCAGCTTCGAGTTCTGTAAGGTCCATGTGCTTAGGCCAGTCTTTCCAGAGAACGGCCAACGAGTCACAAAGAAAAGAAATTAGGGAGCGCCCGTCTTGGTTGAAGTTCTCCGGCGCATTGTCTACTGATTCAACGCTTTTTCCAAGTCCTAACATTTTCATTAAAAGGGCAGGATCGATAGTTTCAGTAATAATCACCATTTATGAGGCAAAGCCCCGTTTGCCCGTTCGCAGCCGGGCTTTCGCCAATCGACGAACCTTCCGATTCCGATGTGCGGTTGATCTCTTGCCCATGACTCAGCCTCTCCAATTCAACGATGCGCTCTCGTGCAGCCTTTAATGCCCCCTTCACGATTCGGTGCGCTTGTAGCGACACGGTTGGCTCCTTGCGGACTAACGGCACGTCGTGGATCTCGCTATCAATTTCTTTGTTGCCGTTCTCTGTGAGTAGGGCCTGAATACCAATCTTCAGACCAGTATCGAACTGCATCCGCATCAATAGGCCGATATACTTGCCGATAATCAACCGTTGGCCTTCTGTCAGCCCGTGCATGATTTCGCCAAATTCTTTCTTTAGCCGCTCGATTGATTTGCGCTGCCTGTCCGTCAACCCGCTCCGGTGCATCCAGTAACGTTTGACGAGCGATGCTATGTGGTCTGTAAATCCTTCGGTCCCGAGCAGTCGGGCGATCACGACGGCGCTGTTAACTCGTGGTTTTGGGTTTCCAGTATCAGGCATCTTGCTCCTAGTCTAAGGGATTTAGGCTACGCTGCTTCCTTAAACTCATGAAAGCCCGGCGTACTTGATAAATGGTGAATGTTGTCATCTGCCGATTTCACGCACTGCACACATGATCCAGACTGAATTTCTTTCGCCTTCTTTACGCCCTCGGCGATGTTGGTTTTCACAGCATCAGGTAGAACTTTCTTAGCCCGAGACTTCCTTAACTGAAACTTGTGTTGATACTCACCGGGGCCATGTATCGGATCATTCTCCGCGGCCCCGCAGACTTCGCTATCTGTGAGCGGGAACTTACAAGGATGACTCTCCATTGCCTTGATGTTTGCCGGCGCAGATTGAGATCCTTCTGCTAGTGGAATAAACTCATCCAAGATTAGATCGAGTACGTCTTTGTTCTTTCGCAACTCTGCGATTATTTCCTTTGCTCGATTTTGGATTAGTGGAATTCTGCTTCTCATAAACGTTCGTCCTCTCAATATCAGATTGCCGGTTGAAACTCGCCCCACTCTGGCTTGTGGTCCGCAAGTAGAGCCGCGTTAAAGTCGGCCATGTTCTTAATTGAATTCCATCGCTCAGCGAGTGTCTTATGGACCGGACATTGAGCACTCGGACGCGCCTGACGAGAGCCAAGCGGAATCAACGCCCCAAAGCAGGTACAAAGCCCACGCTTAGCTGCCAGATCCGCGATACTCAAATGGCAGTCGCATTGTGGATTGTCACACGTCTCATTCATCGTTTTACCCTCTCAGTTAAAAACAATGGGCGATGAAGTTTCCCCCGACACCGCCCATCTCAAATAACGTCTCAATGGTTTGTCACCGCCCCAAGACGCTATCAAGAGGACTATTTCGTCAACTGTCTTTGCACCCATGCCAGCATCCGTTGATAGCGGGCTTCTGGAGTGATCGGCACCCAAGCCTTAGGTATTTCGCCATACCATCGGTACGGGCCTTCCAATGTAACGAGATCCGAACCGTCTAACTGGATGTCGTTAATTTCGACCACTTTCCACGCAACCAGACGCGGCATTCCTAACTCCATGCCGATCTCTTCCATCTCGCCACCGCCATCGATCTCATCGTCAAAGTGATCAATACCGATGTCCGCAAGTTGCTCACGAGTCTCGGCAATCAGATCCCTGCCCTTGTGTTTCGCAAGCGCCCCGATGGCGCAAACGTCGCCTTCGCGATCAATCATCTTGTGGGCTATGAGTCTCTTATCGGGGAGCGCAAGCAAAGCGGCCTCCAACTCGTGCAACGCAGCCTGCCGGGCTTTACCCTTAAGCGAGCGCTGGCAGTTACCCTGCCACAGCGCAAACTGACCGGGATACTCTTCGTCTTCTGAGTAGCCAATTCTCATTTTCAGACCTCCTCGACCTCGGAACTAATCTCGTATTGCATTTAGGTGTCCTTTCGGGAAGTGGATTTCTTGTTGCCGTTCCGTTTGGCTGGTTTCTTTTTACCGTTATTGGCGGCAGTCTGTTTTGCCCGAGGTCGCACGTAACAAGCATCTACGTCATCGGGATTGAGCACGTAGACGTTGCCGACCTGGATCGCGTTCAAACGCTTCTGTCTAATCAGGTAATAGATCCATTGCCGACTACAACCACGGCGTTTCGCTGCTTGTGTAAGTGTTATTAATTCGGCCACGGCGCTTAATATACTTTATAAGCATCAAGAAAGTCTAGACTAATTTGTTGATATTTATCTATAATGGATTTATGGAAACAATCATCATCGAAGAAAACATAGAAATGCCGCGCCGGGGAAAGTCACATACTGAATTCTCCAAAGCCGTGGAGTCGGCTCTAAAACAAATGAAGGCTGGAGATAGTTTTAAGTTTGGCGATGAATCGGAACATCTGAATCGTCACCGAGCGGTGCGGTATCTAGCCAAGCGGTTATCGATCAAGGTCACGGTTCATAAGATCGCAGAAGGGGAATACCGTGTATGGCGGATGACGTAATCATAGAAATCGAGACGGGTATTCCGTTGCCCACATTCCGCTCGCCTAGGTTCGAAGGTTCTTGCAATCAGTGCCACAGGATTCCAAGACCGGGCTATTCAACCTGTAACTTCCATTTAGGTAAGGTTAAACAGGCCAGAATTAAACGTGTCGCAGCCAATCTCTGCACTTGGGGAAGTTGTAAAGAAGAGCCCGGCGAGGGACATTCTGTCTGTGCCGCTCACCGCCGGGCGATGGTTCAAAACAATACATCCATGCGGGCGAAGCGCAAGGCGAGGGGTATGTGTGTTTATTGTAATCAACGGCCGGGATGGTTCGGGCTTTACTGCGCCATTTGTCGGATCACGCAGCATCGTGCGGCTCCGAATTCGTTACCCGCTGGGGCGAGAAGGGCGCTCAAACAATACCGTCGATTTGAGTCCATCAATGATCGCCGCGCCAAAGCCGAGGAATTGCTCAGCTTTGTTGATGATGAGCGAGCGCATCAGATTATCGCTCTCCGTCAAGGCCTGCCAGATGGCATAGATCACACACTGGAGGAAATCGGAGCCGAACTCGACATCACCAGAGAGAGAGTCCGTCAAATAGAAGACAGAGCATTAAAGCTTTTGGAGTATCAAGGCCATGATGTCTCGCTTATTCGTCCGCCATTCAAGGCTGTTCAGCGACCGCGTAAGAAGCCTCCGATTAGCGAGGAGCAAAGAAAGAAAAACCGGGCTCATCACATGGTTACACAAGCTGTTAAGGCCGGAGATCTCGTAAAACAACCGTGCCAAGAGTGTGGGGATATCAACGCTATTGCCCACCATCATGATTACGATAAGCCTCTCGACGTGGAATGGCTTTGCCGCCGACACCATATGGCTGCACACGGACGAGGAAAAGGCACACAGCCGCATCCGAAGATGAACGCTAAGGGAAAGCACAAGGGCACGTGGCTGAATAAAATCGTCCCTGTAAATGAGCATTACGACGCAACTAAGATCGTTAGAGTTCTCCGCGCTCACAAAGCAAACCAGCAACATATCTGTGCGGCGACCGGACTGAAGCGCACCGCCTTGATTGATATTGCTCACGGTAGGCCGGTCTCAGACCATGAGTTATTGATAATGCTGCGATTTATCGAACGACTTCAACCTTCTGAGAAAAATCTCAACAGACCTATTGACAGATTTCTTGATAACTGACAATATATCTCCGTGGGGGAGCTTCCCGAGGGTAGGGCGAAAGCAGCACATAGGGGGCAAGCTGCCAAGTAGCGGATCCAGATTCGCCGCGCTGCCCTTGGGGAGGCTGAAAAGACTTTGAGCGAACAGGAGAATGAAATGAAAAACTTACGTTATCAGGTGTGGTATTCAGGCGGCCCAGGCGCTTCCCCGGAACGTTATCTATGCTCTGAATGGCAGACACTCGACGCCGCGCAGGGATATATCGAGCATTATGATCACTTTGGCGCAGGATGGGAAATTGTTGACACTGAGGCTGAATGAACAGGAGAGATTGAGATGGGGACCAAAACATACGACCAAAAGTGCGCTGATCTAGCGGAAGAGTTTCTGTCAGACGAGGGGTGGTATCGGCAGGCTCCGTTACATGATCGCCTGCGTTTTATTGAGGAGTTGGCGGGCAATATCCAAGAAACAATTGAGAGCGAGATTAAGCATTATCGCGACTCGCTCCATGTGGATTACTGACAGGTGAAGGGAGTTGAAACGATGGAAGCGCGAATTGGTCTATACGACGAAAACAAGCAACTCATTGGCTACAAGTGCGATACGTTCTGGAGTTTGACAAAGAAGCCTGAGCGAGCAAAGACACACTCGCTTGAGCACGGCCAGATCCCCGTGCATCTGATCTCCAATCTGCACAAGATACTAACCAAAGATGTGCCGACGGGATTAAACGGACTGCTGTCGGGCATCGCGGAAATCAATCGACAGGTCTTCTTCGGACAGTTCGAGACGATGCTGATTGGTTATGACTACCCCGGCGTGCCGCCTGTGTTTACGCATCGGGTATTCCCTGAAGGCGTTGAGCCATTAGACGAGTTCAGCAGCCATGAGCAGTAAATCACCAATAGCCATCCGCATCGGGCTCGCGGTCTTGTTCTTTGCTCTGTGGATCTTTGTGTTTCTATTTGGGTTGATGGGAAAGGATTAGTTGAAATGGCGAACTCTAAGTTATCGAACACTGACACAGCCAAGCTAGAACTTTGGGAGCGAATGGCACGAGCTATCATCCGGGCCTACGTGAAACTCCCCATGTCGCAGCATAACGTAAAGCTTAATCAGGAGTTAAGCGAACTGCGCGAGCGATGCCAAGAACTTGAGCCAGCCTTAACGACTTATTACCCGATGGATTAAGTGCCGGGCTGACCGATTGGAGTAAATGAAAATGGCAGAAGAGCGATTCATTCCGCATAACCTTCCGTGGAAAGAAGTAGGCCGCGTGAAGCATTGTGTTATCGAGAACTTGCCCGTGATTGGCACCGAAGACGATGCACCCGAGGCTTATATAGGCGGTTGTCATGTTGACTACGTCTTGAGGGCTGTCAATAGCCATGAGGCGTTACTTGCCGCTGTTCGACATGCGCTGGCTATTGAAAATAGCGTCACGATGGGCCAAGAGAAAGAGTTGAAGGGCAAAGCGAAAGAGGTCTACGAATCTGCTATCGCACTTGCCGGGGAAAGGATCTGAATAATGAGATCTAAAGCAGCTGAGAAAATTCAGGAGGATGTGATGACTTGTTGTGAAATGTCTGGACATTTAGATCAGATTCGGGATTACCCGGTCGGAACGATAGTTGAAAACACCGTGGCACTAGCCGCTGCATCTGGAGCCGTTCCTATTGGATCAAAAGGTCGCGTCACCTTGCACTGTGCGGATGGTCGCGCTTGGATAGTTTTTGATGGATACCCCGTAGGCCACACTTTCCACGATCCTGCTAAGTATGTGCGCATCGTCTCAGCACCGATAGAACGCAAAGCGGCTGAGATTAACTTAGATGAGACGATTTCGTTTGCGCGTGCATGGGCCGAAGCACCTGCAAGATGTAAACGGGTTACTGAAATGGATGCGGCTGAGTTCTTCTATTGGCTTGGGGTGCGAGACGGCAAAACGGAAGGCGTTAAAGCTACAAACGAAGACTTGAAAGAAATGATACGCATAGTGCGGGCACGGATTACCTAGTGTCTGTGCCGAAAGGAGCATGGGGAAGTGAAACCGGAGTTGGCTTTCATACGCATAGAGTCGATCAGTGGTAGACCTGTGGCGGTGTTTGACCGTGGCGTTCCGATGTATTCCTTCGATGCCTCGGGGAGCCCACTGTCTGATGGCGGCATATTTCGTCTGAACGAAGAAAGCTTATCGCTCGAATCGCAAACGTTGAACGCGATGGCAGGGACGCCAGCGTAGAACGCCATGCGCTCGCGTGCTTACGGATCAAGGAGCAATCATGAGTGAACGAATCAACCAACAGAATAGCCGAGACTACACGATCAACTTATCCATCAAAAGAGTGAGTAAGTTTGGGATCAAGTGGGAGCGCTTGGGCGAGTTCCGGTTCTGTGCGCTCGCTAACTCACATGAAGCCTCATGTATTGCCGCTGGTAATGCAAAGGTTAAAAGTTCAGAAGAGCTCTATACGCAGGTGGTTAATGTGCTGCCGTGCTAATTGGAAGGGATAGATGGCTGATAAATCAACAACAGTATCAACAGGGATTGGCTTTGGCTCCGCATTGGCCATAACGATTTCGTGGTCGCTTTATCACAGCATCTTGTGGACGATCTTTCATGGTGCATTCGGATGGCTCTACGTGATCTATTTTGCTTGGACACGCAAATAAGGATGCTGAACTCAATCCCGGTCAAAGACTTTGTAGATCCGCCACGCGGTAGCCGCGCATTCAATGCTATCTGTCGTGCAATCAAACTGAAACCCAAGGTAGTTTTGATTGGCACCTATGAGGGCGAGAAATGGTTCCGAGTTCAGAGTGAAGATCGAGATCCTCACTGTGTACGAATCTGGATAGATGATCTAAGTCAGGAACAAATGGGAAAGTGCGACTGCCCGGCAGCAACGATTCCGCACGAGACAGGGCATTGTCTCCATTTAGCAGCCGCACTGATTTACGATGCAGCGCCGCACTAAGCGGGAAAGGTGAAGGTGGAAATGGCGACTGAGATACAAGTTCAAGCAAAAGGTATAACTGGCTATTGGATCAATGACAGGTGCTCGGTATGTTTTCACCCGTTACGGGTTTTGCGCCTCTCTTTTGGCTATGACGTTATTCGCCTCTGCGAAGCGTGCGGCACCGCAATGCGCGAACTGCTTATCGACGCACTGGAAGACGAAGATTGATTGCTCGCTATCAGACAGGAGAGCATAGATGGCAGTGCTTGAACTACAGCTAGAAGACGCACTACCAGACAAGGGGCTGAGCCTTGAGTATCAATCCGAGTGGTCACGCTTGCGTAGTGGTCGTGCTGAACGTGAAGTGTTTGCGTATGCGGTCATTAGCGATAGCGGCAATTTCTACGAGAGTGAAATCTTTCTGAGCGACAAAGGAGCAATCTGCTCGTTTTGTAACTGTGTAGGTTCAGAACTCGGAAAAAAGAAGTGTCGCCATGTTCGTGCTGTACTTGCAGACGTTCTAGATCGTGATCCTGAGTTTGGAAAGAAGGAGAAATCATGAATCAAACGTTTACCTGTGACCGGTGCCAAACGAAGGGCTCAGTCAAGATTCGTCTTTATGAAGGTGTGTATTCCGTTGCGCAGAAGATTGCGCAAAGACATAGCGAGTTGAAACCGGAGTGCTCGGCTGGCCTAAGTGAAATACAGGCGCATTCTCAGTTGGGAATTATCAAGACACAGAAGGCGGCAGCGAAATGACTGAGATTGTAGATCGTGCGACTGATCACGACTTGCGACG